CCAGCAATTTCAACTAAAATACGATGTTCAATTAAATGAAAATCAAAACGCCAATGCTTTGTTGATTTAAACTGGAATTTCTTTTCGTATTTAATTTCAAGATTGTCTAAAGCTTCAGTAAATTCTTCCTCTGCCTCTAAGTACTTTTGAGTAGCTTTAGGTAGCGGTCTGGATTTAGGCTTGGTTTTAGGTTCTTTTTTCCGAGTTAGCCAAAAATACTCTTTATCGTCCATACCAATAGCCTCTTATAAGAAGCCTTCTGGTTTATTGTTGAGTCGTGCAATTAATTTATTTTGCTTTGCTATGGCTAAAAAAAATCGCTCATCTAAGTGAGCGATCTCTTCTTCTGTTAGGCCTTTGGTTGTGCAACTGCCTGTGTGATTTAGCTCTATTTGGAGCTGTCTAATCTCATGCGTAATTTTTTGAAATTCAGTCATACATACTCCAAAAAGAAAAAGCCCCGCCAATAACTAGTATTTGGCAGGGCTTCATGCGCCGTAATACGCTCGGCAAATTAAAAATTTAAATCTGAAGAAAAATTTATACTTCTTATTAAATGGATAAATTGATTGTATTCATCTTCACTATCGAACGGAAACTCTACTTCAGAACCATCCGAGAAATTAACTAATACGGAGCTAAGGTCTATACTTGATTCTATTTTGACAATTTGATCAAGATTATAATGACATGTACCAACTTGATAGAATTTAAGCAGATTACCCATTTCTTATTCCTGTTTAATTTTATTTAGAAAATTATAAGGCCTAAGCATAAAATTTCATAATTCATTCAATACAAAAAAGCTCACCATTTGGCGAGCTTTTAAAATCTTTCTGGCGATTACTTTACATTTCGCCCATTTTAGAAATCTTTATACTCAAGTGTATACCCAACTGTCAAGCACAAGTTTCTTGATTATCAGGAAGTTCAAAACGAAATGAGCGAGAAATACCCGATCTAATTTCATTTTCCCATTCTGCAACAATAGATTCTCCTAATAACTCAAACTTTTGATAGCTTTTTATGTAAGCAGTCTTAGTGGCAACAATTCCTGCAATTTTCATTTTTTCATTTAATGTATATGGACGCTTGCCAGTTCCATTACATTTTTCGCAAAACTTTGCCCCTTCAGAAAAACCTTTTGAATTAAAAGTTTCGAGTTTTCCTATTCCTTGGCATCCTCCACACATAGCCTTAACAAAAACATGGCCACGCAAAATAATCTCAGCCATTCCTTTAGCCAGATTAGTGAGATCACCTTGAGCATTAGTAGGTGTAAATTTTTTCTTTACCATTTCTTCATGAATCTTTACCGCTAATTTATTTCGCGCTCGGAAAAAATTACCAGATTTAATCTCGCCGCGAACGAATTCAACCTTGCCCGGAATATCTTCAATACGGCGTTCAGTTTGAAAATTAAAATCATATTTACTGTAAAAAGTTTCAGTTTGTTTTTGTGCCGGGGTAATTATTGCAATACGTTCAAAATCAACCTTCTCAACCAGTACTGTGGCCCAAAGCTTTGCAGCTGGTGATAACAGCGCTAATTCACCTAAAACTACATCTTTTGAAATTTTCTTACCTTCTGCTTTGCCTTGAGCAATAGCAAGGCGAAGTAACTCAATAAAATCAAACTTTTCAACTAACATAATCGCCTTCCTATTTACCCTTAATTAATAATTCAATTTGCTTTAATGCCATACCGGACTTAACTTGCTCTGTGCTGAACCGTAAAACCGTAAAACCCATCATTGCTGCGGAGTTGTATTTCTCCATATCCCCTAAATAGCCCTTGCCTCTTGTGTGACGGCCTCCGCTCCAGATCCCGCCTTCTACCTCAATCAAAATCTTTGTACCCGTTATTAAAAAATCTGCTCTCCATTTACGTGTTGGATGGAATTTATATTCCTGTTCAAAACCAATCTTGCACGCTCTTAAATGCGTTGCCAGTACCATTTCACCCACACTTGGTTGTCTAGCAACTTGCTTTGCTGAACGCCGCTTTTTATTTTTCTTAATAGGAAATAACTTACGGTATTCAGCAATGCTGACTGATGACATCAAGCACCACCTTTCAGCAAATGGTCCAACTCCCTAGCAAAATGGCTATACATCTGAGACTTTTCAAAATCTCTTATACGACTTAATTCATGTGCCTCAACTCTGTACCTCTGAGCCATTTCACTTATTGATTTTTTAAGCTCATCCAGATTCGCTTGTTGTTCTTTTTGAATCTCCCAAGCCCACTTTCCAGATTTACCCTCAAACTCACTCATGACTGGCTCCTTTATAATTCTCAAAGAAGAACGTCACAGGTTTTGTCTTAATTTCAATCAAACCGAAACGAAGTAAATGACGAGCATGTGTGCTATCACGTAATAACTGCACATCACGGTAATGTGTAAGCAACTTTCGCCACCCTTCCAGCGGCATAGACGATTTGTTTGTATTGCAAGGAACACATGCAGGGTTCATGTTTTCTAAAGTATCGTTTTGCGGTCTAGTCATTTCGCCTGAAATCAACTTGCCACCACCAACATGAATTAAATCTCGCTTCACTGCTTCGATATGGTCTGCATGCCACTTATCGCCAAGCAAATCACCACAGTAAGCGCAATGTCCACCAAACTTTTGTTTTAGCTCAGCACGTTGCTGTTTAGTTAACTTCATCGGCTATGCTCCACTTTCATACCGTCAAACTCTTGATCAATTACGGCCATACCGCGCACTACAGCTGCTTGTGAAGGAAGCTTCTTAAAATCAATAGTGTTTACTTCATGGCAGTGTTTGCACATAAACTTATTTTTCTTTTCAAGCTTTGCCTGTATTTCACGGACCTCTGCCAGCATTCTGTTATTGCGCTGAGTAACTTGATTAAGATCTTTTAAATATTTTGCTATCCATAAAACAGGGTTTAATTTCGTGTTGCAGTCAGTGCATAAAACTTCACTGTCTTCTTCAGAAATTTGGATATGGCCATGATCACATTCACTAATTTCACGCTTGCGTGTGAATTGAATAACCTGCTTGTCTTTATCAACCTGAATAGTTTGCACATCATGAAAATGACTCATTTTTCACCATCCTTAAGCACTGGCTCTACATATTCAGGACGTTTCTCAAGTGAGTCTTTCCAATCACCTCTGAAGGGGTTTTGGCGTTTCGTTAAGTTAAAAAACGCTGAAAGATGAGATTGATTTCGCCATGCATTACCAACAATATGAGGCTCAACCAACCAACCACATGCCATCCCATCCTCATCTGTTGCCATAAAGTTGACATGTGCAGGAATTACAGACCAATCATATTTTTGCTCCAAACAATGTTTGATAGCATCTTCAAGTAAGCGAAATTGTTTTTCTGCTACCCCATCTAATAGAACAACCCAATCAAGATATTGGTTCATTCGAATACTGCGATTACCAATTTTTAACCAGTCGCCCTCAACAGTAACTTCTGCTTTAATCATTGTTTCACCTCATCATGTTCTTTACGCGCCAACCACCACAAAACCACCGCACCGCTAATAGCTGCTGTAAAAAATGAAATTAATAAGCCCCACGCTAAAATCTCGAATTTATTCATATATTCGCCCCATCAATTAGCTGAAGAATATTTCTAGGAATCGGCATACCTTCACGGCGGCACATCTCTGCATATTCATGTGGATTATCGAAAGGATCTGGACCTAATTCTTTTGCAAGTTCAGGCTCTTTTTCTTTTGCCTGAAGTTTTTGTACTGGTGCTGGTTTACGACCATTGATTTTTAAACGTTCCATCAATGATTGGAGATGCTTTTGCGCTTCGTCATTGCTCACAGGAACGTGTTTAGGTTCTTTGTGTTCTAGTTGTAGCGGTGGAGTGTAAAACTCTTGCTGACGGCCTTTTAATTGCGCTTTAGCCACCATTACGTTGTAGGTGCCGAAGAAATTATCTTGAGCAGCTCTCATTTGACCTGCTTCGATCAAATACATAACCTCATCTAATGCATACTTTGTGATTTGGGTAATAACCACCGAACGATCAGCAGTAAACTTACATGCACGTGACCAAGCTTCCTCTGGAGACATCCAACTTTCACCAATACACCAGGTGCGAAACTCAGCAAATGACGGCATAAAACGTCCACCTGCTGTAAGTAATCGAGCAAGTGCGTTGTTAAATTGGTTTTGTTGAACGCCAACCAGTGTTTTAAGTGCGATCTGTTCAACTACTGACAGCGGTATTGCATTCTCTCCACTTGTTGGAAATTGTTTATTAAACTGAGCAGCGTAAACAGTGCGAAGAGATGCGATTAATTGACGCACTTCGTTCAAGGTAATCTCATGCATGACCTACCTCCTCAATCATTGGAAACTTTTTTGCTGGGGTTACATCCACGATTTGAGATTCGCTCTGTTCTTCAAAAAGATTAGCGAAGTAACCCGACTCTTGTGGTTTTTGACCAGCTGAATTGATTTGCTCTTGTTTCTTGCGGTTAGCAGCGACTTGTTTCTCGTTGTTTTGAACCCAAGAGAACCACTTAACCAACCAGATGCTTGGTGTATTCAACGAACTTGATTCGTTTGCAAAGTACCAGTCACCGAAATTTTGAATCATGGTTCTCAAGTCGATTTCAGGTACAGAAACAAATCTTTGTTGAGCAAGTGAGATGAAATCGTATTGAAACTCGCTGTATTCAGAAATGAATTCACGCATTGAGTAACGCTTGTGATCATCGATCTGATACTGAGCAAATTGGATTGGTGTAAATTGCGAATTTTCTTCACGCGCATTACTACTACTATCTATATATTGGTTATCGGTTAACGGTTTATGGTTAAGGTTTTTTTGGCTTTCACTTTCAGAACCCAAAATTAACCCACTGGGTTTTTGTGGGTTTTCAGAATTAACCGAGTCGCCTTCACTTTGGTTTTCTTTAGGTTTTTCCTTACGTGGACGCCCACCTTTCTTACCATTTTCACGATTTTTATCCCCTACTTTTTGATAAGCGGCGATTTCTGAATCACAACGTTTGTTGTGAAACCCGTCTTCCTCTTCCACAAAAAACTCTTGCAGCACAATTAATACTGCATCCCTTTCTTCTTGGGTATTTGCACGTAACCGACGAAAAACCGACTGGGTTTCTTTGGGTAATGGTTTTTCATTCAAATAATAAAAATCGAGAGCACGGCGATAAAAGCACTCTTCAACTGGGCTAAGGTGCGCTGTAGCAACCATAAAGTCGCTGATATGGTGGAGATATTTATACATCAGTGACTGCTCCTAATTTTACAAGACCGCGCATTTCCAACTGACGAATAATTCTTGGAGGAATAAATTCGTTGTTGATTTTGTAGCGAATACGAGACTTTTCTTTCACCTGAATTAGTTTGTGCCCATCCTCCATGAGACGGCGAACTGCTATAGCCTGCCCCCCCCATATGGGTTAATTCTTCAAGTTGATAAAATCTTTCCTGAGCCTCAATTGCGGCATTCATAACTGAAAGTGGCATAGCTGCTAATTCTTTAGCCGAATAGATCTTTACTGGTTGTTCCAGTGGAATTACCACCTCTAGCGGTGTGGTGGA